GAATGTATCTGTAGACGCGAATTCCGGTCGTGCAGATGAAATCTTAATGGCTGCATCCGCTGTCACGGCAACCGATGGCATTGCCGGGTTCTTAAAATGGGCAACAATGTTCTTCTGTTCCTCCGGCAGTTCTGAAACTGTCGTATTGTTGGAAATCGCCAGAGCCATTAGTGCGATTTCCCGCAACGACTCACTGTTCCCGGCATTCAGCTGTTCCGCCATGCTGATCAGCGTTTGCGACTGTGCCAGAATAGCGTCCGAGCTTGTCGGGTTGGCATCATTAACAACTCCCGTGTCAGTCACAGACAAACCTGTTGCAGCTGAAAACTGCGTTGCCAAGATGCGGATCATCTCCACATGCGGGGAAATGCTGCCCTGCTGCAGTATTCCGAAGGTTGGCTTCTCCCCGGTCTCCGGATTTGTCGTTGCGGCAATGATACTGCCTACATACTGCTTAAACTTCTGGTTGATCAGAGCGTCATACTGCTCATCTGTCACACCTAGCAGATATTTCTGCGGAGCAGTCGAAAATTCCAGCCCAATGGTTGCGTTTGCAATTGTTCGAACATATCCATCAATCAGTCTTCGGATCGGTTCCTTAATCCTGGAACGTCCAAATGGTTTTTCGCTGGTCGCATTCCAGATCAAGGGTTCCATCAGCGGACGTCCCATCCTGTGCGAGTGCATCTCCGCGCTCCAAACGCCTTGCCTTTTTGAAATCACCCAGATTGCATCATCGGTATAAAGGTTAATGACAGATGGCGACCAAGTTTCCCTCTTTGAATCATCCGGAATGGTGTCGATAATCGCCATTCCGCAGTCGATCCTACCCTTTTCCCCATTCCACAAGGCCGATGCTGTTTGCGGAGAATGAAACCGGATTTTACACCCCGTCTCCGAATCTGCGGACAAGGTCGCAAATGTACAGCCGTATTTTAATTCATCCCGGCATGCCTTCATATATTCAGCAAGCAGACCGTTATTAAGTGCAATCTCATTGAGCTGTTCCACTTCCGCACCACGGACATCGACAAAACCGTCAAACATCGAACGTGATGCCAGGACATCAACCGTCTTCGCTCCCCAGGAACAACCAATTTCAAGCCCCCGCATCCCTTCCGGAAGTGCAATGCCAAGATTAACGTCATTCAACGAGATGTGTCCCTCATAATATTTATTTTTCTTGCGGTTTTTGATGTAATGGCAATCAAATGCCTCCTGCAGGTCCCGCATCTTTTCTCTTTCTGCATCTCCGAGACCTCTAATACTGTCGATCGGAATTATGTAATTCATCATTCTCCTACCCTATCCGCATCTTTCTTGTCGGATCCCTTTTTGTGTTATTGACTCCCCACAATGCAAGCGCGGCCGCCTCGATCGGGATGGAATTATCACCACCGAATCCCCAGCCGCCGCCAATTGGTCTTTTTGTAGATGTAACAGCGCTGTCACGAAGCGCCTCCTGCTTCTCGTACCATGTGATAGATTTTTCGTTGAGTGCATCGACCAGAGTACTGACTGAAGCTATTACGTCTTTTGTTTTTGGTCGGATCACAGACCCTTTTTGGCGCCATGTACTTGTGATCTTGTCAACCAATACGTCAACACCGTTTCTGCCATCAACGACAACACATGACGCCTTTTCATATCTGGCATTCAGCCAGTCTGCCAACCACTGCAATCCTTCCCCTGTATGCCTACGCTCAATCAATGAGATTCGTGCTGGACCCGCTTTGGGGATGACAGCTCCGCACAACGCCACCTCTGAACCGTCTGCCGAAAACTTAATGCCGTATCCTGTTTTCCCTTCTGGTTTTAACTCAAAAGATTTACATGCATCCCATACCTTTTCAGAGATTGCAAAATTGGCTTCTTTCTTGACTATCGGCGTCCACCAGCCAAGGCGCTCTCTCGCGAATGTGTCCGGAGGCATCTGCTCACACTCTCCGGCAACTGTAGTCTCTTGGATACGGATCCCGAGAGCCGGATTTGTTTCTGCCCACCGTCTCCGATCTGACACATCACCGATCTCTTTAACAGAGAATTCAAACCATGATGTTGCATTTGTCTTCCCGGAAATCGCATTGTCGCGAATGCCTCTGAACACGGTCCCCACAGCATTCGGATCCGGAGGAGTACCTACATAAATTACCTGAGGATTTAGGCTCGCTGATATCGCAGGAATAAATGACGCCTGTGCATCTACATCCAACTCCTGTGCCTCATCAAAAATCAAAAGGTCTCCATGCTGGCCTCGTCCGCCGTTTCTTGTACGCGCCAGGAACTTCACCCTTGCACCATTGGTAAGGATGATCTGTTCTCTGCCAAGTGCAGTTTTGATATCTTTCACATACTTTCGAAGTTTTGGTGTATCAAAAAACACTGCCATTTCCTCAAACGTCTCTGTTGACGTCTTTTGAAGATGCGCAGTGTATAAAACCTGTTCATTGTACAAAAGCATTCCTGCTTCCGCTCGCCCCTCGACGAGACCGCTTTTTCCGTTCTGCCGTGGAACGCTTCCTCCGCAAGTCCGGCAAACCCATGTCCGAAATGGTGTTAACGCCATCCAGTCATTTAGTGCATCTCCCTGCCACGGATCAAGTACCATTCCGCCGTTCAGAAGGATTCTTCTTGCATCCAGGCCATCTGTTTGCGCATACTGGGGAACTATCTTAACGGACGGCACCTGCTTTCCCACTAGCTTCTCGTTCTGATAACAAGTTTGCGATGTCGTCACCGTCATCCTCTACACCCTCTATCTCCTCAATCTCGCGAATTGTCTCCCGGTACTGTCGCGCAAGCGATGCATAAGATCTGCTGTTTGCTTTATCCATTAATGCTTTCAATTCCGTCTCTAGCCATCTAAGCTTTTCCAGCCTCGTCATTCCTCGCTCCAATCTATCCCAAATCGTTCAATGATCGTCCGGAAGTCCTCAACGTCATGCGGCACGATTGAATATATCTCCTCATTTCCGTCAACCCTAATCCCTACATGAAGTAGTTCGTGAAAGATCAAGACCTTTAACTGCTCATCCGTAAACCGCTCTACGTTCGGGCGGAATATTGTAACCGTAAAATCGCACGGCACAGCCCATTTATACTTTTCCGGCACTCGCTCACACTGGGCGTATATGACACGACCCTGTGATTTTTTCTCGTGTTCTGATTCAAGATACACGATTGTCGCAATACTGTCCTTGATGTATTCCAGCTCCGGCTCGGTCTCGATCAGATCCGCACCGACCTTTGCATAAGCCTCTGAGATGCTCCGTTTGTCCATTCAAAATCACCTTGTGTGTAAATCGGCGCTGTGGGCGGGCTCTTGCGCCTGACGGCATAGCGGGGGTGGTCCCCCAGGTACCTCGGACATCCTCTGCCCAAATCCATCCAATCACGATCCGCATCACCACTGCCCATCCAACTCATTAACCTCTGTGACGGTCCGCACCATTAATTTATTACCTTTTTTTTGATTGCAACAAAAATGCGCAGCCTGTAGGTTGTCCCAGTCTTGCGCTGCAGCCGTCGGCGAATCATAACCAAACTCTTTCCAACGGGAAACCGGCTTGATCTCGTCGATAACAAACGACAATGGATGATCACTGTCCGAAGGTTCATCATAATGTATGGGGCCGAGGCGCCCGTGACAGATCCCACATGGAGCACCCATTGCCTTTAGTCTAGCTCTATGTTTCCTTCGCAGTGACCCGTTCTTATACCGGGGGTTGTTCATTGGGCACCCCTTTTCTCCAGCATACAAAAAGGACAGACCCTGCGCCTGCCCTTAGTGCATAATTGTTTTGTACAGTATAACACTGAATAAAACTGAAATTCTATGAAATGTTGATTGATAAGTGTTCCAGCGCCAAGCCGTGAAGCTGATGCATGCGGCGCTCGGTGTAGCCTATCCGTTCCGCTACTGCTTCCCATCGCATACCACGCAGGTAGCGCAGGCGTAACAGTTCCCGCTCCTGCATGTCCTCAACAGTCTCGATAGCGTCCTCGATTTCGTAATAGGCTCGGATGGTATCGGTCTTGCGTTCCTTCAGGCGCTCGAAGAGATTGTCGAGCTTGGCTGCGTAATCAGACAGATCGTGCTCGGCGTTGTGCGCCTTTGGCATATCGCTGTACCGGATCGCGTGACCGGTGTACTGCGAGCGCAGTTCCTCGATCTCTTCGGCAAGCTCCAGCTCTCGGCGCTTCAGATACTGGTACCGACGCAGGAACTCTTTCTTTTCTTTGTTGGTCAACTGTTGCAAGGTGGTAGTCCTCCATCACTTCCGTTCCGACCACAAGATCGCCAGCAGGAACAGGATTAAAAGTGCTATGATTCTTATGTCAATCTCTCTCATCGTCTGTGCTGTTAAAGATCATGTCTTCTGTGTATGCGATCCCGTCTGCGCTGTATTCGGCTTCGGTTGTGAAGAAGCACTCGACCTGACAGTCCTCACGGTTGCATTTGGTGTTGCGCTTCGGGTCGCATTTGTAAATCTTAGTCATCCCATTCATCCCTTTCGTCTGTGTCAATCATCTCGCACCGGCTTCTGAGTGCCAGCACAACGATGCCCGCCAGTGCGATCAGGAACGCCGTTGTGATAATGATGCCGATCATTCACGTTCCTCCCAATCATCGCAGGTGTCATCATAGAATGTCGGCACGGAGTAATTGTCGGATTCTTCATTTCTGCAACAAAACTCCGCATTGCAATGTCCATCATACACGCGCTGATTGTATTTACATGTTCCACATACTTCTTTCATTGGTGTTCTCCCTTCACGAGTTAAGCCTTTCCCACATTTCATCTGTCATTTCATCGCAATCGTCTTCAAGTACTGTTTCGATTTCTTTCTCGATGTTCTTCATAAGCAAGTCAATGATTGCATACTGTGAAAAATCACACTCAAGCGCATACCTTACTGCGTTAAATATCTGCGACTTCGTAACGATGTATTCTGTTTGTCCTAACCAATTACTCATCCTGTTCCCCTCTCCCTCATATCAGCATTGCAGTTCGGACAGAATTTAAAGCGATGCCAATCCCAGTCCTTTATAACAAATCCGCATTGATCGCACTTCATGGTCACTGGGCTGTTATATACCCACTTCCCATTCTTCTGCTCCGGCTGTTCAGATGGCAATAACATAATCGGCGCATTTGCCATGTCTTTGCGTAGCTTTTCGTATTCTTCTTGTGTCAATTCATGGTCAATATTGACCGTTATCGGTTCTGACTGTACGGATGGTAATTCTTTCATATCGGATATATACGATTCAATTAACCCAAGTCCCCATTCATATTTTGCACGTTCAACACCAACAATATCCACATCGTCCAATACACGTCTCAGATATTCCGCACCAAGATTGAGCGTACCAATCGCCGCCTGTCTGCTGATCGAATCATCCATACTTAATCCCTCTCTGTCCACGGCATGAACTCCGCAAGCCGTGAGATAAACCCAATTAATGTTTCCTTCTGTTCGTCTGAACATTCAAGTAGAACATCTATGTATGATGCCATTCGAAGAAACTCTCGCTTCATCTCCGTATAATCTTCTGGCTGTGCGGACGGCAACACCTTGATTTTGTCTCTGACTTCCGTTAGTACGTTCAAAGGGTCTGTGTAACTCGGTTCGAACCAAGTCGCATCAATCGCATCCTTTCTTCTAATCAAGTCTGTCTCTGCCATCTTCCCATATCTCCTCTCTGAGTGCCTTGCGCCCATCTTCCCATCCTTGCATATAGGCTTGTTCCCGTTGCAGGTGGATCATATCTTGTCTGCTGATTAAATCATCTTCTGTCAATCCCCTTCCGCACATAGGACAAAATAAAATATCACATTCACTGTATCCGCCTTTGAAGCCGACACGAAGTTTCACGGTTCTCCCCCGTCTGATAAGCCATGCATGCGAGTTCTTCTCGATTGGACGGACATATCCATCTGAGTCTTCGTGACAATATTCACAATCGGTTTGCTCTGGATGTGCGGATGGCAGTCCTACAAGTGCTTCAATGAGTTTGTCGTCTCGCCATTGAGGCATGCTTGACCACGCAAGCAACGCATCTTTTACGGCTACAATCACCGCCTGCCTATCTATAAGATCGCTCATTCTTCCCGCCTTTCTCCCCATGAACAGTAACTACCGCTAAACCAGATGCTTCCTCGATGGAATTGGCAAGTGTATCCGTCTTGGGCATCCTCTTTGTCCGCTACCTCTGCGTACTTACACTGACCGCACCGCACGATTTCCGGCTCTGCGGATGGTAAATTCCTGATTGCTTCAACACTCCGTCCGTTGTACTCATCAATGTGGTATAGCGCATTAATCGCCGCCTGTCTGCTGATGGTGTCTCCGACATTCGTGTCGGGAACATTGTCCTCGCCTTCCTTGTACTCACACTTGCAAATTCCTGTTGCTTCACAAAAGAGCAATGCGCCTTTGCACTCTCTGTAACACTTTTTGCATTTTTCGTCCTTCGGATTACTATTTTTGCCCATCCTGTTCACCTACTCTCCTGTTCCACGCTTCGATTGCTTCTGCCTCGCTCCAATACAGCACATAAAGGTTATGCCCCGAACATTTAGTATCTTTACATACAGCCGCATGGTACGGAGCATTCAATCTCTTGTGCATTTTTGCCTCTCCACCACAAAACGGACATGGTTTTAATTCAGTCATCTGAATCACCTCGCTCACCCAAAGAGCAATAATCATCACACGCCATGTTTTGCTCTGTTAATGGGCACCATTCAAAATAATAAAACCCGTCTATTTTTTCGCCACTCCAGTGCTTACAGTCCTTACATCTGACTACCTCAACTTTGCTTCTTGTACTCTCGATATAGTCAGCAATCTCCAATACCTCATCGCATGGCAAGGTCACTTCTCCGTGTCTACCATCGTGATTAACGCATCCCCGAAGCCAGTCTTCTATAAGCATTACGCAACCATTCCCTCTCATTCTGAATCACCTCGCTCTTCCCAACAATGGCATTCAAGCGGATCGCCATAAGGATGCATGTACTCTGATGTGCCGTATATGCAGTTCGTGAAATCATCCATTTCTGCCGAGTATAGATACGGTCTTGTTGTCGGATTAAGTCTATCCCATTTCTCCACATAACCATCAAAGTATTGCTCTTCTGCCTTGTCATCCATCTTCAGCCGAATGAACATCGCTCCGTCTTTTCTGATAGTCCAGTATTCCACAACGTCATTGATATGGTCTAACAGGTCGAAGTTCTGTTCTTCGTCCTCAAGCATCTCCTGTTTCGTGCCTTTAGCCATCAATATGTTCTGGTCATAATCATTCATTCTGTATATCCAAAACGCCTGTGGATACTGGCATGTCGTTAGTAGATTAAGCAAAGTACATTCTGTCATTCTTCTCACCTCGCTCAATGCAATCGATCAACGTATACGTCAAAGTATTCTATTGAACACCCTCGTGTTTTCTCGAAGTATTCCTTGTCATGTCTGCCAGTTAATAGAGAGTTGAGATACCCCTTATCGACACCCAAATACTTTGCGCATGTTCTAATCGATTCAAAAACAAATCGCTCGCCAGTGACCGTATCGGTAACAACAATTGGCTTTGGTGTTCCAACATTCTTTCTACCAAGGCACTCAAAACTGTGCTTTAAGTTGTCGGCGCATGTACACCATTCCAAATTCGACACCGCATTGTTTGTCTTATCCCCGTCAATGTGATTCACCTGCGGAAGATTTAATGGATTATCTATAAATGTTTTGGCAATAACCCTATGCACTATCTGCGACTTGCGTTTCCCCTTGTGGTAAAAATTCAACCGCAAATATCCATCTTTATCCGGTGTGCCAGTCATCAACTCCGGTTTTCTTCTATAACCGCCATTCTTTCTTGTCGAGTAGATGTTCCCATAAATATCTGCGTAATATTCCGGAAAATCGGGGACTTCTACGTATCCATGTTCCTTTGCGTATTCTTTTATATTTTCAAGATCCACCTTATGTTTTTCCAAATAGTATTTGTTCATTTTAACCTCGCAACATTTACCAATTGACGTAAATATCGATAGTGGAATTGCTACATCCACAGTCATACACCTTGCCCTCCTTGCCGAATGGTGTCTTGATGACTGTGCATTTTTTAAGAGTGCTAATCGCCACGCAGATGTAGTCATCTTTGTCGCAAATGTATCCATGCTCATCAACATGCCGACCGGGAATCTTCAGCCCACCGCCAGCAAGAACCCTCTGCGAATACCATGTCCATCGGTAGCCATTCCATCGGATGACTCCCATCTTCCGGAAGTAGCTTGCCGAATACTTGGCCTTGACTGACTTCTTGTTCATTTTGACCGGCTTCTTGGTCACCAACTGGCTGTTCTTAACGAACCAATACCTGCGCTTGCCTTTGTCATACCGCACGACCGAAAAGATCTTCCCCTTCGCAATGCATGTGATTGGGTCGCCCTTCTTGATGCGTATTTTCGATTTCCCGCCCTTCTTCGGCTCGGTGTATAGCCGTGTATCCTTCGCCACATAAACCGTCTTAATCTTATACTTGAGCGTCTTGCTCGTGGCGCTGGTCTTAACCAACACCTTATCGCCGATGTAGTCAACGCTCACGGTGGTCTTCGCCGCTGCCGGTACGGTAATCACCATAACCAGCGCGGCAGTCAGAACTGCTTTAATCACCTTCTTCACGATAGTCCTCCTATCTCGGCACGATCGGTCGCGCCTTCTTCGGTCTCTTCCCGCTCATCTGCTTGTACACCGTGCATTCCGCCGCCGGACATGGTCGCATGTGTCCGACAACCCCGATGTAGTCACAGATGATGTTCGACCCGCCGCAGAGGGTCTTGCCCTTGCTCTCGAACAAGGTCGTGTGATACTCGCATGTCGCACACCGCATCTTATGCGCCGGTGGCTTGCCGTCATACAAGCGGGAAAAGCCTTTGATGTGTTTTGCCTTCTTCTTCACTTCTTTAGCTCCAGTTTCTCTTTTCCTTCCCTGCGCCTTCGTGCTCAAGCCAGTCTGCATAGCCAAGAACTGTTCGAACCACCGCAGGATGGTTGTCATACTTTCCGCACAGCGTGTTGATCTCGCTGATCACTTCATCCCAGTACCGATCCGGAACGCCCCGTGCATCATGATAAACTTTTATGAAGCGCCAAAGATCATTTACGAAGCTGTGCAGCATTTTCAACTCATCCATTTTTCTCTCCTAAAATGGAATAGGCTCATCCAGATCATCCGCATCCATAAACGTATGCTCCCAACCTACTTCCCAGTTAAATCGTTTATCCTCTGAAATTCGTTTGCTTGCCTCGTCAAACCAAAGTTTGATTCCATCACGTTGCAAGCGTCCATTCAGTCTGTTTTTGGTCACTTGCAGTATTCTATCTGCCGGATCTGGATCATTCTCATCGTAATTTGGCACCGAATACCGCATGACCACATCCGCCAGGTTCGTAATGTTGGAGCTTCCAGCAACATCATCATTCCGGAACTCAAAACCGCTTGACTTGCGTGGATGCACGATCAGGATGATAAGCACATCAAACTGCTTTGCCATATTTGCCAGTGACCGTACAAATTTGGTCTGCTGGCGATAAATATCTGAAGACATATCATCTTCCATCGCAGTCATCAGATTGTCGATCAAGATGATCCTGCAGCCATATTGCTGGATGGCGTTCAGAATCGTAGCTTCCAGAGATTCCGTTTCCTCATCATTGATGATGGTGTTGTCGTAGATGTAGCAGTTTTCGTCATACCAGTTATGAATCTGAGTGATATACTGACCATCAACCGAGTAACTCTTATATCCCAGATTTGACACCATGCTGTTGATATACTTCGGCCCGGCCATCTGCCTGTCGAACCAGTCCTGAAAAAACCAGTCCATCAGCTCTCCGGAGTAGTAAAAGGTTGTGTACCCCTGTCGGACTGCAAATGTCCCAAACTGTGAACCGAGCGTAGACTTACCCAGACCACGCTCTCCGGTCAGGATCACGAGCTGTCCGAAGTAGAATCCGCCCAGTGTCTTATTCAGTTCTTTGATCCCAGTATCAATACATTCCATCTGCGATATGTCCTTGCGCTTAACCTCCGATAGTTTCTTGATTTTGGGATTCTCAACAAGTACAGCATGATTTACTGCATCAATGACTGCTTGCTTGCCATGCTTCTGGAGCAGCTCATTTGCGTCCTTGCAATCTAGATAATCCTCTGGCCGTACATGCTTAACGATTCCATGAAAACGTGTCTTCATTTCATCCAGGAGCGTGATATGATCGTTCTCATGGTCTCCGAAGATGATCAGTGTCTTAAACTGTCCTAAGAAGTCCCAACAGTACGGAACCCATGTGAACCCGTTCGCTCCGGTCGGAACGCTGACCGCATTCGGGATACCGGCTTCCGCAACGCTCAGACTGTCAATCTGACCTTCCGTCATGATCAGCGTGTCGATTTCCGTATCGCACTGATCCATTCCAAACAGAATCGGCTTGCAGTTTGATGCGCACCACTCTTTGCTTCCAGGATCGCCCTTCTTGAATCCCATCTTCCGATACTTAACAAACTGCGTCCGGCCACGCTCATCCACGAATGGAAATACCAGAACATCTTCCTGCTTCTCTTTTGTGGTGATGTGGTACTGCTTTGTTATAGCTTTCGATATCCCTCTGGATTCCATGTATGCGACTGCTGCATCCTTCGTGATTGGCAACGGATACTGCGTCAGATCCCGATAGCGTCTCCGGCTGTTGTAGTATTCATCTACATCCCTTCCAAGAGAAAAGTTAAAGTCCCTTGCCAGGGTGATCATGTTGCCATGTGCCTGGCATGATGCCCTAAGACATTTAAATTGACCAGTTTGTGTGCTGATTGCAAACGTGTTTTTGTCATCTGTCGTATTACGGCAGTATGGACACTGCTTGAAGTGAAGTTCCCGCCCGCGCAATCTGGTCTGTATTCCCTGTTCGGATGCAAATCGTCTGGCATCCTCAATATCAAACTCGTATCTCGGACCCATATTATTCCCATCCTTCCTCGTCCCACGGATTTCCGACCTCGTCCGGAGGGCTATATTTCTTCTTAGTGCCTTCTTTAGTGCCTTCTTTAGTGTCTTGTTTGTTTCCGTGAGTGTTCCGTGACTGTTCCGCGAGTGTTCTGTGAGTGTTTTGTTTGGTGTTCGCTGATTGCTGATAATCGCCGTAATTTACTATGCTTATAATGGTTCGTCTACTGTTCCGTTCTTCCTGAATCATGATTTCAGATTTTAGAAGTTTTAAAAACCTGTCTACTTTTCCAGGACTCCACCCCCATCTCTCTGACAGTTTTCGGAGACTGGTTATTGTCATACCTCTTCTGCAAGTGACAATTTCATCATCAAACTTCAGCCTTTTATCTTCGTGATTCACCAACATCAACAAGTCAATCCATGCTTGACCTTTTGAAAATGGCTTCTGATCCCATAGCCAGTGGTCACGAATATCACGGTAGACTTTTATATACCCTTTATCCGTACTCACCTCTTGCTAACCTCTCTTTTATATCCCTGTACAATATCTCCTTTATCAATTCTCCAGATGTTTCTGCCTTGCAGAATATCGGTGTCAGATTGTAACGAATCGACCAGGCAACCAATGATGCTTGAAATGCAGTCGGGTTCAATCTGCTCCGGTATCTGTGTTTTTGTATAGCTTCCCAGCTTGCATTCTCGACCAGCAGATAAACCTTTGCGCCCTGATCCGCAGCGCGGTCAAATTCTCTCTGGAATCTTTCGCGCCCCCTTGTGAAACACATTGCAAGTTCATCAAGTGACATCTTGCGTTCCACGCAACAGGAAGCCGAGATTCTGCCGGAAGTATCGTATAAGGTTCCGCTCGGAAGCATTATATTGCCACAGTAATCTCCATAATTGAGTGTTGCCCTCTGAACAGGGACACCGAAAGACTTAAACCTCTCGGATGCTTTCGGCGTATTCTGCTCACGGGTGTCGGCAATAACAGAGAAAGACTGGAGAATGTCATTGATCTCAAAGTGATCCATAATCACCACGGAACTTCTTCGGCGATTCCGTCAGGGATACTCATAAAGCCGTTGGCGTCGGATTTTGGTGCGGACTTGATCAGCTTGTCGTTCGGGAGCTTGCCAGCCTTGCCGTTCCGGACATCATCAGCCACGCAAGTCCATTTGAGTCTGGTGTGGTCATAAATGTTTCCGTTGTACTCGGTCTGTTCAATGTAGAACTTGCCTCCGATCAGCTTGCCTTTGAGCGTCTTAATGTCTCCACCAAAGACAAAACCGTTGTTGGAATCTTCCAGATCTGCGAAAAATGTGTTCCAGTTATCCCACACAAAGGTCTGGCAGCCGTCAGCCGGAACTGTGATGTAATGTCTGGCATCATACGGCCATTTCTTGTCCTCGCTGGTGCTGTTCTCCATCTGTGTCTGGAAGTATCCTTTATAATCACCCTCCGCAATATCAAAGCAGATCGTCAGATGTGTTCCGTTGCCACTCTTGTTCTGCTCTTCCTTAACATCCTTAATCTGAATGACATAAGCTCCCTTCGGGAGTGCTTCAAATGATTTCTTGCGTTTTGATTTGTCATAGTTTGGTAATGCCATTATTAATCCTCCTCAGTCTTATACTTAAGAATGCTAACTGCAAATTCCAGTGCTTTAATGAATGTAATAATTTCTGCGTCTCCGCCAAGCTCAATTACTACTCCGCCATTAATATTTGTAATTTTCATGTCTGTGCCACCAAGATCCTTGATTCTGAAATATGTCCTGGCACCATGTCCAGTATCGCCACCACGAAAACCAGTTGTGCCGGCTTCCACTTCAATAATGTTCGCATGCGAACACCGTTCTATCAGCGTTGTCACACGCTCACCATTTACGTTTCTTATATTGAAATCTGCCATTAATACTCCTCCAATGCCTTAATCACGATCATGATGTCATTGTCACACTCATCATTCTGGAAGGCCCCAAGCGGAACCTTGCATGTGGATCCATCAGCTGACAGCACAAACTTGTATTTGCCATCCTGCCGGACCGCCCAGACCACCGTTGTCATTTTAGACTCCAGAACCAGTTTCTCCAGTTTCCGTCCGTTGGTCTTAATTCTGGTGCGGATGATGCCGTTCTCATCGGAGATCGTTTCTGAATGTGCCAGGATAATCACTGTCAAATCATCCCTCATCTCCAGAGCCTTGTTGACGACATTCCACCCATTGCTTGCCAGATCCGTCCATGCGCTGCGCTTATCTCCGCCCTGCATGGCGAGGATCCTCATCTCTTCCGCAACCATTAAACCGTTGATAGTGTCGATGACAACATACTTGATGTGCTGGAACTGCTCTTGCTTGTCAATTTTGTCAAGTAGACCAGATACAACAGAGAAACTGTCGGAAGACCAATAATTTTTGTTGTCCGTGTTGTACTGCTTTTTCCAGCCTTTCCAGTTCAGACCTTTCTTGTCACAGTCCATGTAAAACGTGGACTCTGGCGGAAGGTTGTGCATAGCGGTAGTTTTTCCGGCTCCGCTCTCGCCCATTACTCCAATAACCTTAGCCATATCTTTCCTCCATTAAGTCATCAACGCTGATCCGGAGAGCCGAGATCATGCAATCTTCGCATAAGAAATCGCCATCTACGTTAAACAGAAATGTGTCAACCGGTTCCCCGCACAGGTCGCACTTCGGCAGGCGGGCTTCCCAGTCATCAAGATCGGACTGATAACGCAGTGAATCCCTTACCGGATCGTCTGTTCTTGTCATATTCTTTCCTCCGTGATACAATCACAATGTGATATATTTATCGGAGCTCAAACTCCGGATCTGAGCCGTCTGCTTCCTCGCTTTGCAGGCGGTTCAATCTTTGTCCTGCAGTTTTTCCAGCCGGAAGTCTGTCGGCGTATCTCCGACAAGAATTGCGCATTTTTCAATCAGCTTGACCAGCACCATCTGATCCGGATCTTCAAAAGAGATCTTGTGATCAAACTTGTACTCGCCGTAGGTCTGTCCGATCGTCAATCGCCACATCAATACCCCTCCTTTCTTGCGTGATAGATTCCAATTGTTACAAGGCCGATAATGCCAGCCACAATCCCGACTGCAAATGCAGCATCACCGTGTGCACTTTCAAGGCTGAATGCCGAAAGAACCAAAACGATTCCCGAGATTCCAAAGATAATCTTCATCATTCTTCCCCTTTTGCTGATAAATACTTGTAGACGGTAGACACACCCATCTTCATTTCATCGGCAATCTTGGTCGCTGACCATCCGGCTTTTGCCAATGCGTCAACTTTTCCGTAATCAATGCGCTTTTTCGGTTTCGGCTTTTGCTCGACCTCTTCCGGTTCCGGCTCGACCATCTTTTCGACCAGCACTTCCGCCTTGCCGAATTCTTCATTCTCTCGAATCCAAAGCATCCTCTGCAGGTGCTGGAAACACTCCGGACACAGGTCTGCCTGTTTAACCTCGACATGACCAGCCCACTGGCCAAGATCGTCCCTGTCCATTTCTCCGAAGACAGCCACAGGGAAGGTCTGTCCCTCGATGTCTGCGCCACAGCGGTCGCAGGTGATTCGCAATATTTCTTTTCTCATACCCTCATTCCTTCGCTAAGTAATCACGCCACACGCCCACCGAAATCGGAACGTCAGTAAAGTCCTCGCCGTCAACACCGACCAGCACGATGTCGCCATACAGCGTCATGCCGTCCACCGTGCAGTTGTACGGAAGGTTGTTGATAAGACCTTCCTCGTTGCATACCAGCAACACGTCCGGAGTCAGCCCGACCACTTCGATGTGTCCGCCGACCAGTTTCTGAAACTGCTCCAGCGAATTATCGACCATCACCGTATGCCCGATCGGCTCGTTGTGGCGCTTGACAATCACTTTGATTCTGTCTTTCATACCCACCTCACTTCATAATCCGCAGGACTGCTTCGTCGCTCATCCCGATGACCTGAATGATCTTCCGGAACTCTTCGAGCGTGAAAGTCATGTCCTTGCACTTCTTGGTTACCGTGTTCGGCGTCTTGCCAATGATTTCGGCAATCCGCTTGTTCGCAATGTTTCGTCTTAAGTAATCCCGACCGTACAAACGCCAGTATTCGGGATCGAGTTTTGTTCTTGGCATGATGTCACCTCCTTTGTGGTATACTCCTTATGAAAGGAGCGCTTGCTATGATTAGAATTGATAGAAAAGTCACCCGTGATATTCTGAGACTTACAAAGTCCTATGATGCCTCAATTATTTTTGACCCATCCATTGGCGGATATGCCTTCTGGCATATGAAGCGCCCCGAAAAAGTCGAAATGGCATCCTCTGTTCCGGTTCACGAAGTAGCCGGTTCTTTGAAACGCCTGATAGATCGTGGCATGATCGAGAAAATCCAAGGCGCCTGGAATGGTGCTGTTATTTTCCGCATCAATCCAGAGTTGGTTCATGCAAAGGCGTTTTGGTTCGACAGGGTTACCAAGAAATTTATTGGCGGTGTTGTGACTGGTGCTTGCGCTACTGCTGCCGGAGATATAATCTTCCACGTTATAAGGTCGTTAATATGAGCGCCTTTACAACAACAATAATTACTACCCCTGTGATAAAACCTAATATCCAAGGCGTATAATCGTTCAATCGTGTGCTCCTTTCTCATGTTTTCGATTCAAGTAATTCTTTACGTCTCAGAAACATTTCGCGCCCTTTTTCAGCCAATGCGTCTCTTTGTTCGTCTGTGAGTTTATTCGGCGCTCTAAGCCTTAAATACGAAACAGGCATATGACCAAAAAGAGACCCGTCGTTGTTCATGACATACCAAACATCTTCCGGATGTTCTTCCGCCAGTTTCTTGAATCTTGTAATAAGGCTTGGTTGCGAAAGAGACACCGTCATTTGCTTGTCGTTTCTAAGAAATTCAAATACATTCTCGTTCATAATGCTCCTATCACTTTAAGTGGATTTTGTAGGCAAAAAAATATTGTCAGCCGGAATGTTATACAACGACGCCAAAGTGGATACCACGATAAACGACGGTATCACTCGACCTTTTTCCCAGTTGACAATTGTGTTCTTTGATATCTTCAGTTTTTCTGCGACATCTTCTTGCGTTAATCCTGCATTTACTCTTGCAGCCGCCAAACTAATCTGTAACATATCATGATTGCTCATTTGTTCCACCTCCTCTCTGATGTCTCACATGATACCATCACTTAAAGTGTGTGTCAATACTTAAAGTGAATTATTTTTACTTTTTGAGTTGTCTTTGCCCCACTTTTGGTGTACAATTAGAACACGCTTATTCAGGAGGATAAAAACATGTCAGAAAAAGAGTTTAAAGAAATTTTTTCAAAGAGATTACGTCATTTTTTGTCCATTAATAATATGACTCAGAAAGAACTTGCAGAAAAAATAGGTGTGGGGACTACGTCTGTTTACAACTGGTGTAATGGTGTCAAGATTCCGCGAATGGATAAAGTTGATGCTATGTGCGAGTTGTTCGGATGCTTACGTCGAGATTTGATGGAGGAAAGTACTATTTCCAACGAAACGTACTACCTCAACCCCGAAACCGCCCAGATTGCGCAAGACCTCTATGATAACCCCGACCTGCGAATCCTGTTCGATGCAGGACGTGACGCAAAACCGGAAGACCTGCAGATGGCGTCGGAGCTTTTAAAACGATTAAAGGAAACCAACCCAGATGGATGACATTTTTGTTTACTTCGTAGACTTACCGGGCACGATCAATGAAATGGTTGTGCCTTGTTTTGACGGATTCACCGTCTACATTGATAAGAGTTTGACCAAAGAACAACAACTGGATGCATACCGGCATTCGCTCCGGCACATCAAGAGCGAAGACTTTGCAACGCAGAAAAACGTGGGTCTTGCCGAGATCTTCGCACATGAGGGCTGAACATGAATATAACCAAATTACCATCCGGATCGTATCGGATCCGAAAGACGGAAGGCGGAAGGACTTATTCCATCACCATTCCGTACAAGCCAACCAAGAAGGAAGCAGATACGCTTCTTCGGAACAAGATCGATGGCACGAACATGAACCGGAAGACCTTTGAGCAGTGTGCGAAAGAATACATCGCCGGAAAGAATCACACGCTCAGTCCGTCCACGATCAGAGGATACGAATCCATCTTGAAGATGCTTCCGGAAGACATCAAAAGCGCCGAGATCGGGCAGTTGACTGCGTGGGATATACAGGTTTACATCGACCAGCTGACTGCAGCAGGAAAATCTCCGAAAACGGTCAAGAATTATCATGGCTTCATATCTGCCGTTTTTAGCGCTTTTTGCCCGAACACGGTAATCAATACCAAATTGCCGCAAAATCGCCGAAATGAGCAATATGCGCCCTCTGACGAGGATGTTGGCAAGATTCTGAGCATGTCAAAGGGCACTCCGTACGAAATCCCGCTCAGATTGGCATGCTATGGTCTGCGCCGATCGGAAGTGTGCGCACTCACACTGGATGATCTTGACGGCAACCGCCTGACCATTGACAAGGCGAAAGTTCTTGGCACGGATCAAGAGTGGCATGTGAAGACCACAAAGACTACAGCCAGCACGCGGACAGTTTGGATCGATCAAGATCTTGCTGACCTGATCCGGAAGACCGGACATATTTACGAAGGCTATCCGAACCGAATTTATTGGTGGCTGAGAAAATGCCAGGATAAACTCGGGATTCCAAACTTCCCGCTCCACTATCTCCGGCACTACTACGCCAGCACGATGCACGCAATCGGTGTCAGCGATGCAGACATCATGGAATCAGGTGGCTGGAAGACAGATCATGTGATGAAAAGAGTTTACCGCCATGCAAAAGAAAAAGAACAGGCGCAGGCAAAAATGGTCGAATTCATGACAAATCTTCATGGTAAATCTTCATGACATTTTTCGTGACAAATCTCGTGACAAATTATGACAAATTTTTTCTCAAAATATACCCTGATAATCACAATTTACAATGACCAAAAGCAATAAAAAGACCGCCTGAAAACCCAGTAAAATCAAGGCTTTCGGCGGTTTTTCCTTTATCTGTGCGGTTTGCATGAAAAAAGCGCGAGACGGGACTCGAACCCGCGTAAAAGTGGCTACAAACCGCATAAAATGGGCATTCTTGATTTTTCCGTGACAAATAATGACAAAAAATACACCCCCACGCTGTGATACGTGAGGGTGCCCTGCGAAGGAAAAGATATGAAAAAGTATATATCAAGCCCCGCCTGCAAAAATCGTTCCGAGGGTTCCAATAGTGCATTCGAATAAAGAGAGTAACAAAATCAATATGATTGGCTTGTGTACAACAGACGGGGCGAGATACCTATTTGATTGAGAGCAAGAACTGGTTCCATTCCTTGTTGACCTTTCCGGTCATTCGTGCGGGGCATGATTTCCCATTCACATCCCAGTGCCTGATGATGGTCTTTGCATTCGGGCAATACTTCCGGATGTGCTTGATCAGCTTCCGGACGGCCTTTGTCTGCTCCAGTGACGGCGCTTTGGTCGCGATATCGCACAGCTCGATGCTGACGCTGTTGCTATTGGTGCATTTGCCATAGTATTCCCCCGCCCCGTTCTTACGGGTGTACAGACCGCCGACCGACCATGCGACAAGGTTCATCGCCACTGATTTAATCACAGTGCCTTTGCGGTCAACAAAGAAGTGCGCTCCGGCTGTCCGTGTGTTCGTCTTAGCGAAGTAGTTGGCGTTTGCCAGCGCGGTGTCGTTCTTGTTCCCCGTGTAATGGATTACAATGTATTTGACATCCTTCCGGTCACGCTTGCGACCGTATGAGTTCGATCTTGCTTTGATATACTGATATTTAGGCATTCGGATCATCCTCCCCGTAGTCCGGTGCTTCGTCGGATCTGTCGTCATCGTCGCGGTCGATGTCCTGATTGTTCAATTCAGGAAGCCCCGCGATGGATGTGATCAGCGACAGGACTGCTGCAAGCGATGCGCCAGACAGGCACACCATCCAGTTAACGTCCTTGATCACGATTGCTGTTGTCGGGACGAGAGCAATAAAGCCCTGTGCCCATGTTCTGATTGCGCGGATCAGCGCCGCACGCCACCATTGTTTCATATCATGCTCCTTTCTTGTAAACGTCCTTCTTGATGCTCTCAAGGTCAGCCCGCAACTCGTCAATGCGCTTCCATTGAGTGCCGTTATCTTTTTCGAGTAGCGCAACGCGCTCAACGACAGAGTTGTGCTTGTCGACCTTTTTTTCAAGCTCAGAAATGCGGTACGTGGTCAGTCTTGTGCTCGTCATGACACCCACGACCGAGCCGATGACTGTACCGCAAAGCGAGATTAAACATACGATGATTTCTGTTGGCATTTATGTCCCTTTCTTATGCTAATTCTTCAAATATGTCACGTCCAAATAGAGGGAATAATTGATTGTCTGCGCCGATGCGACAGCTCTAATCACCTGCACATATGCTGAGGTTCGGGTGTTGTTCATGAAAGCTGAGAACGTACATAGTGAGGTTGACGAAACAAATCTCACAGCCAACGCAATCGGTGTGTACCCTGTTTTAGTTATTGTTGCGGACTTATTCTGTCCGACTGTGCCAACCGTTCCGGCTGTGAAAGACACCGTTCCAAGGTCGTATGATTGTGTTGTGATTGTCGATTTTTCCGAAAGCACGTTGCCTGAGCCGTCTGTTACATCTCCTGCTGTCTCAAGATCGCCGTCCCAGTCTACTGTAAGGGCGTTGGAGCGGTCTACCGATGCCTCAGACGTTCCGTTTCCAATCATGAACGCATACTTGCCATATTCGACGTTGCCAGATGGATGAGTCGTTGCGCTTGCCGTGTCTTCTTTGTTAAATGTCCCGATTGCCGTCTGCGCCCGTTTTGACGCAATCGTTTCCTCATTCTGCGCATGCGAGCATTTTCCAGTTGCTTCTGCGTAATAGCCTTCGGAGTGAGAATAAGCACCGCTTGCCAAAGATCCCCGTCCTTCTGCGTGCGAAATATCTCCGGTAGCCCTTGCCGCCGAACCTTCGGCGTGTGAGTATATCCCGCTTGCATTTGTGCCAACGCCCTCCGCATGAGATGCGATTCCGGAAGCACTCGTTATCTGCCCCTCAGCCATTGAATAGTTGCCGACAGTGCTGTTCGCACGCCTTTGCCCCATTGTGTAATATGGCGCAATCGCCGTCCCGCTCTGTGCTTGCCCCAAAGCATAGCCAAAGTGTGCCAGTTCAGTTCCATCCGTGGTCTTGATGGTTGTTTCGGCACCAAACTCAGCAACAGCGTTCTCAGTTGCCGCGTCCACAATCCTCATCCCCGTGCTGTCGATGTCATTGCGGTATCCGCTTGTATCACCCAGCACATGCGCTCCGTTGGAGTCATGCCAAAAGTATTCCTGCGTGGTGTCGTAACTTACCACTATGCTCGCACCGCTTGCTGGTGCTGTCGCAAACGTGATGACCGTGACTCCGTCCACTACGGATGCCGTATACTCAGCACTCTCACCGTCCACCGTGACAGACAGGATGTTGGTTGCCTTTTCGGACAGGGCAAATGCGGTCTCCGTGCCGTCTCCTGTAAACGTACCCTGCTTTGCAGTTGGGTCATAGTCCACAACCGCCTCCAGTGCAGTCTGCATGACAGATACCGCCTTTTCAACTGTGGTCGCACCAGTCACGACAGACTTGAGTGCGTTATTTGCCGCATCCGCAGATGTCTGCGCATCGGATGCCGCCTGTGATGCTCTGTTAGCATCCGCAACAGCAGTGTCCGCCGCCGTCCTTGCCTGTGTTGCTGAGTCAACCGCAGACGCAGCGGCAATGTTCGCCCTCTGTGCATCTCGCTCAACACTTGCCACCCTCTGAGTTCCTGCGGACGGGTTGGAGTAATTACCTGCAATGTAGAGTTTGTTATTGCGCCATTCTACGGTGACGGCATCGCCACTCTTAACCTCTGCGGATGTTGAAGCTGTCGGGGTCTCCATCTCACTCCCTGCGACATACACCCACACAATTCCCTCATCGTCCACATGGGACACAATCGCCTGGTACTTACTCTCTTTGGTTGTCGTGTCGGGTTTTAAAGCCCCCACTAAGTCTTTTACAATGTTCTCCTTCAAAATAGACTTACCTCCCTGTTGGCGGTTTCCTCAAGCACAACTCCATGCTCACAATTGATGGTTTGATTTGTGATCCTGTAATCCCCAAAGAGACCATCAATGGAGCCTCGGATGACATCATACAGATATACGTTGGGCTGATACTCCCTTGTATAACTCCGCTCACTCGTCATTATGCTCATTTCGTGGAGTCTCCTAAGAGCATACTCGCCAAGCGTCTCGCCGTTGACGGGTGTCGCAGATTCGTCAATCTCGTCCACGTTGTAGCCTCTTGAGATGGTGGATACAATGCTCTCCGGGTTGTCATTGCTTGCGACCGTCTTGCTGTTGCCCTCAATGACGATGTATCTGTTGGGGATCTCGCTTATATCCTCTGTGTACTCAATGCCGTTTTCAAGCAGACCAATATTGCCTGTGTCAATCACGAGCGCAGGCTCTGATGGCTTCGGGAGGATATGCACCTCTCCCCTGCCGTCAATCTGCATGACGAAATTTCCGGCATCCAGTACAAGCCAACATGCCTCTAATACACTGGATCCAACATCAAATACCACATGTTCATTGAGCGTGAAATGCCCATCTACATGGACCGGTGCATTGATGGTCCGTGTCAGCATGTCATGCACATACTCTGCGCCATCCACTCCGGCAGGAGCATACTCGCCATTGTAGACAAGTGTCACAGATGCTGGATATAAAACAGAGTAGCCCTCTGCATCTCTTGTTGTCGTACCAAAGTCAATGACTCCGCTTGCAGAGTCAAAGAGCAGGGTGCCGACATCCACCCTTTGGACATCTCCGCCCCGCTCCGCTGTCATTACGATTCGATAATAGTCTGTTTCAAAGTCACCGCTGATGGACATGCTCCCCGATTCTAACAGGTCTCCATCCGCCGTCCTTGTGATGTTTACAGAGTCAATATTGGTCACCTGTTCTGCGTCAGCCCAAGTGTCCCTGTTAACTCTGAAGATCCGCCAAGACGAATGGTATGAGTCTCTCCAATCCATCACTCACCCTCCTCAACTAATGGGTACGGGGATGGCAGGATAAACTCCTGTGTCAACCCGATCTCTGTTGCATCTAAAGCGATGGCCTCAATCACTCCCTCTGTGGATATGTCAGATACCTGCACATCTGCCTCATATGCTGACCCGTCCGGGGTCCTTACAAATACTGCTCCGGGGTATCTTGCCAACTGTCTCGCAAGTGCCACATCTGTCTGTTGGTCAAGCCTTACAAAGTCACTGCTAAGAGATGCCGTCCGCTCAATGTTGTCATTCCAGTATGCATCCGTGCCACCATCCATGTGGTTTCTGATTTCGACATCTTTCTTGTACGAGTCCCCAATAGAGATGTTGTACGGGAGTTCCAGTGTCCCTCCTGCCCAGTCAAATCGCATGGATGATCCCGGTGCGTTGTATTCGATGTCTGAAAAAGCAACATCTCCGTCCACCGTCCGGCATGCAATCCTGTAGTACAGAGTCATGTCATCGCCAAAAGGCGCATACTCGTCTGTTGCAGTGTAGGTCAGAGGGAATGTCTCGCCGATAAGATAAGCGCCATCGCCCGTGAGTCTGTAGATGTCATACACATCTGTCTCTGCGCTCTCCGCCGGAGCGGTCAGTGCAATCTCTGCTGACTGATGGTGTCTGCCGTTTTCGTCAACCTCATCAATCGGGGTAATCGTCACATAATCAAATGGCACAGGTGCTTGATGCGCCCATGCTACTCCAAATGATCCCGTCTGCTCTGCCGCATACAATCCTGTCTCATTGCTGATGCCAACAATCGATACATTGTAATTACACTCATCCCAAAAGTCTAATCCCGGAGGCAGTGTGATGGTTGTGGTAAAGGTCTCGCCCTCTGTCCACACCGGTGTCAGCAAATCACTGTAAATCGTGTCTCCTGCGGTCTGCCTCTTAACTCCGTCCGGGAATTGGCTGACTGCGCCTTGGCTTGTGATGATGAGGATGATGTTGCAATCGGAATCACTCTCAAGACCAATGTTAAAAGTTTCCTGCGCCGTCATTGTCGCAGGGATCGTAGCCACCATTGATGGAGGCTCTTGCACAGTCACTGTGTGCTGTTCACTTACGACATATCCACTACCCGTGGACACCTGCACTGTAAATGTCAGTGAGTTGTTTGTTGCAAACTTTTGGATTCGGTCTGCGCTTATCTGCGTTGCTGAGATACTGCCCTCACCATTTGCGATGACCGTCCCTGCACTGCTCACAATCTGCCACCTTGTCTGTAAAGAGTTGCTTGTGAACGTCCATGAGACAGGCAGTGCGGACCCTGCTGAGATGTATGTCGGGCAACTCGCAATCACCGACTCCGGCTGTTCGGATGTGATGCAGGTCGCAGTGTTGGAATAAGGTGAATAGGTGGTTGTGTCACCCTCCAAGTATCTTCTTGCACGAATGTAGTACTTGGTTGATTCCTCAAGATTTTTGATTGTGATGGTTGCGGAATACCTGTAAGTAACTCCTCCGCTTGTCCTGCTCCCATCGCTCCATGTGAATGTATGTTCTTCCGGGTACTCTGTGGATTTCCAGGTGTCCGATTCCTCGCTCCATGTGAGTTCTGTCCCTGTTGCGTCATCCTGTCCAGTTGCATTCCAGCCAAGCACAACAACGATAGACTTGCCATCTTTTCCTGCCGTTGCTGACAGGATCTTGATGCGCTCATCCTGTGCGGTTGCAGCAGGAGTCTCCAACTGGGTGACCCTCACATAGTTGGAATATCTGTACAACACGTTCTCCGCCGCATGCCATGCCCTCACCCTTATCCAGGTATATTTCCCGGGGTCGGGGATTAACTCCGCCACCCCTATGGACATTGCCTTGCAATTGCCATCGTCAACGATCTCTGTCGATGTAAATGATGCATCTCCCGGAATGGATGACGCTGTGGAATACTCCGAATTGGCAAGATACTCAAGTTTGACGCTGTCCACAGGATGTTCCGTGCTTGCGTTCGTTTTTAAATAAGCAGTACACTTTCCCGTTGATGACCGTGACGAAACCCCAACACTTGTGATTGACGGCTGCGCTGGATAACTCACATAATAGGTGCGCTCTGCTTTGGTCTTTCCTGCGAATCCCCTGGAGTATGCCGTTACCGTGATCTTTACATACTGCGAATATGACAACTGCTGATAATCTGCAACATTGTAAGTCAGCGGAATACTCGTGCTGGTAGATGATGAGTTGTGCGGCACAGTTGTCTTCCCAGTCCGGCTGTTGTACACCTCCATTTTGTAGGCAGTATCATACCGCTCCGCATATCCTGTCCCTGCGTCTGTCGTGATCGTAGTTGATACGATGCCGGTGTTAGCGTCAAAGGCAAATGCGGCAATGCTCGGTGCCTTCGGCTCAACAAAGTTCCTTGTTGCCTTTTCAGTAACCTTGCCCTTGCCTTTGGAGTTGTAAGGTCTTACGGACACAGTCACATGGTCTAATTTTGGCTTATCCGGAAATGGATAGAATGACTGTCTTGTATATGTCTTATTGCCAACTTGGAAATTATTGAGATTGATTGTTGATTCTGTCTTGGACTCGTTTGTGGTTGTCGTGACCTTTTTAGGGTCTTTCCCTTTGATCCCAAGACTCCAGTCAATCTCCAGTCCCTGCGCCCGTTTGCCGTTTTTAGCGTTCGTTAGTTCGCTTGGCACTTTCCATGTGGCTTTCATCTTTCGGGCTCCGGTTCGTTTGGGCGCACCCAAGTTTTTTACGCCAAGTTTTGGCTTGCCCGCAATATCAGTCCGTACATACTGCCACTTGGCAACACTCGCTTTGCCTGCTTCAGTACATTTGTAGACATGTCCCGTGTCGGTGTTGAAATAAGTCTGATTTGCTTTTGCATTGGCAATCCCCGACTTCTTGAAGACCTTGGCTGTCGTGGATGTGCCTGTGATCTTAGTTCCCTTATATGTATATGCCATTAGAATGCTCCTGCTCTTCTATATCGCTTGATACCTCTGTACAGATCTCTAAGCATATCGGTTGCATCGTCTCCTGCATCGTAGTTGAGGTTAACAACTACCTGTCCGCCATTGCCACCCATCTCGCTTGCGATGGCTTTGGCAAATGGTCTCATGTAACTACTTTGAAGCGGGACAACTGCCTCTCGTCCTGCCTCGCCGACACCAATGACAGATGGACCATCAAAAACACCGCCCTTGGCATACCAACTTTTCCATTCCAGCGAAAATGAGGGCTTCTTGCCTTTTCCTGCAATTCCCCAAGGTGCTTTGCCACCGGAAACCTTAATCCTCGGAAGTTTAAGCCCCTCCATGATCTTGCCAATCTTGAATGGGAAGAAGCCTTTTACACCCTCGATGATTTCATCAATCCGCTCTTTTGCCTTTTTAAACGGAGACAATAACTTGTCTTTGATACCCTTGGCGGTGTTCGCAATCTTGGTCTTGATGCCATTTATCTTGCCAACAATTGATGCCTGGATGCCTTGAATTTTAGTTGTTATCGCCTGCTTAATTCTGCCAAAAAGATTGGCGATGCCCTGTCCTGCTGCGGAGACCAACTTGGGGAAAAGTGCCTTGAGGCCTCGCCCAATCAGTGAGCCTGCCTTCACTAAAAGTTTTGGGATCAACTGTGCAAGCACTGCCCCAAGTTTAAGCGCAATCGTCCCGACCGCCTTGAGGATCTGCGGGCCGTACTCAATGATTGCACCCTTTATCTTTTCCATGATGGCAGTGCCGCCCTCGGATGCCTCCATTGGATTCCAGTTTGCCAATGCAGTCAGAGCATTGGTGAGTGCTTCATTGAGTGCCTCAAAGATGATGGGACCGGCAGTCATTAACCCGTTGCCGATCGCCTTAAAGATTTGCACTGCGCCCTCTGCGAATTTTGGTCCTGCTTCTGTGATAAAAGTACCGATTGCACTGGGCAACTGCTTGATGATGTTCCCGATTGCAGGAAAGAGGTTGTCAAAGAGAAAAGTGCTTGCAGAATCCGCAAGGGCTTTCATGCTCGGGCCGATGTCCTTGCCAAGTGCAAGATTCCCAAGCAGGTCTTTCCCTGCTGCTTTCATCATGCCGAATGATCCGGAAAGGGTGCTTGCCGCCTCTTTTGCCGTGGTGCCAGTCACACCCATTTCATCCTGTATCACATGGATGGCAGAGTATACGTCATTTAGGTTGTTGATATCGTAATGCACACCACTGAATTTCTCAGCGTCTGTCAACAGCCTCTGCATCTCCGTCTTGGTGCCGCCATAACCCAGTTTAAGGTTGTCGAGCATTGTATAGTTCTGCTTTGCAAAACCTTGATAGGCATTCTGAATGCTCCCCATGTCCGTGCCAAATTTGTTGGCATTGTCGGACATATCAGACAGAGCCATGTCCGCAGAGTCTGCCGCTTTTGCTGTGTCTCCGCCAAGAGACTGCAAAAGGGATGCGGAGAATGAGGTTACATTCTGCATGTATTCGTTTGCGGACATTCCGGCCGTCCTGTAGGCATTGGATGCATTGGCAATGACCGTGTCCGCACTTCCTTTGAACATCGTCTCGATACCGCCAAGAGATTGCTCCAGTTCTGCTCCCTCTTTAATGGATGCGGAGATTCCCTTGACGATCATCGTGCCGATTCCTGCGGCCGCAAGGACACCGCCGATCTTTCCAACAAGGCCTTTGCCGATTCGTCCACCGGCTTTCTGCCCTACTGCATCACCGCCTATTTCTTTCTCGATTTTCCCGGAAATGCCTTTGGCGGATGGTACAATTTGGACATATGCTTTTCCTAAATCAGCCATTTCTTAACCTCTCCAGTAATTGATTCCTGGTATTTTCAAAGTCATCAATGCTGTCAAAAATAACAACATCCTGTTCTGAGTTTTCGTCTTTAAAGAATAGATCCGCCACAGATGATGGGCGGTTCTGTTCTGTCGGGTGCTTTGATCTGCTCCATAGCAGGATATTCACACCATCTAAAATCCTTGCCAACATGATTGACTTAGCATCAACTTTAAATCCGCCCATCTTTTGGACAATTCTTGCATCATCTCTCAGACCGGCACAGAGGATGCCCAAGGTTCGCAAGGACACCCTCTGATATTCATAGATTCCATAGGTCTCTGCCAAGTCGCAAATTAAAGAGGCTTCATCAAACTCCATCATGCTGACAAGGGCAATCAGTTTTTTCCATCGTCTCCAACAGAATTAAGTGCTTCAAGGATCGCATCCACAAGTTTCTCGTTTGGCACAATCCCATCCTCTTCTTTAAGGCACTCCATCAGTGACTCGATATTCTCGTCATCTCCAAATACCTTATTAAGGACGTTGAAGATACTGCCCAGTTCTCCCCTGTCTGCTTTTCTTAACTCCCAAAGCAGTCCAAAATCGTCTGTTACACGCTCGTCAATCATGCCCTCATATCCGCATGCAAGTTTGATTTCTTTCATATCTTTCCCCTCTTATTATGCCGACTTCATATACTTGTAGTGAGTATTCCCATTCGCATCCGGCAGTGCGGTGATGGTTAACTCGTAGCCAATCGGTTCGTTGTCCACATATACGATGTCCCCGATTTCTGTAATCTTGCCATCCGGGATAACCGTGCGCAGAAGTACATCGCCTCTAAGTACCTGCTCAATAACCCAGCAAGCCTCTTCCGGCTCATCGCTGTTTGCTGTCACTGTGATCCCGTCCGCAAGCGTCCCGGTCACATTGTCCGTGCCGTATACCGCTTCCATCACATTGATGTTCTCGGACTCGATAAGCGTGAAAGTCCAAGTGTCCGGCTTGCCCGTCTGCGGAGTCAGTACGACATCTCCGCCCCATGCTCTGATTTCCTCAGATTCCGGGGAGTTGGTGTTGGTCACACCATCCTCGGACACATAGCCCATACCTTTAAATTCCGCAGCCAATGCAGTAGTTGCATCTGCCGGAATGACAAGGGTGTCACTCAGCGCAGCACGGAAGACAGAGCCTGTTGGTTTCGGTTTGCCCTGTGAAACGTTTGCTACATTATTTGCCATTTCAATATCTCCTTAAAAATATACAACTTCATAGATTGCTTGATACCGTGGCTGTTTGGTTGCCGTATCCGTAAAGTTGTAGTCAGAGTTTAAAGTTACATTTGACACACTGGAAAGATAGATGGAATCCTCCACGGCTGTCTTAACCTGTTCATTTAAGACAGCGGCATCATACAAGGTAGGCCCGTAAGACTGAAAAGCAAGGACCGCAGTTGGAATATGATTGACCTTTGATGAGCCTGTTTTTTCGATAAGCACATACCGCTCCGGCTCTTCCTGCGGTCGCATCATATACACTCCACAATCCAGTGTGTTGTTCAAATACTCAAGAAAAATCTGTTCAATCATTTCGCACCTACTTTGTCATTGATAATCCGCTGGATGACAGGGCTTTTACCGCTGTGTTGTTTTCGTAGTTGTCCGACCGTCCCTCTGCATCTTCGGGATATACGTTGCAAATAGATACAAAGGACGCATCATGCACCCGTGATCCGTACTTATGCCCGGACATGTTCTGTGCAATCTGCGCCACCTTTGACCCTGCTTGGTTCAAAACACCCTGCATCTCTGCGCCCTTCATGAGTTCCCGAAGACCGTTTATGTTTAGTTCAAACTTGACACTACTCATAGAGTTCCACCATCACTTTTTTGTTCCATGCCAATGGGATAAGATGCTCAATGCCCTCTGTCGGGATTCCGAAAGCCTTGAATGTCTTCCCGAAAAAAGCCACCTTTTTGTCCTCCCATTCGTGTGTATCGCCTTTTGGGATTCCAAGAGTGTAGGTGACTTTTTTGCCGTAAAGATTTGTGGCAGTGAGGATCTCTTGCTCAGACGCAGGAGCAACAAGGACATTCTCTACTTCAACAGGAGTCTCGGAGTAAATTGGTTCATTAAAGCCATTCACTCCTGTCTGTGTGGTCTCGTACAAGATGACTGTGATTCCTCTCAATACCACACACCCCCAATAAGTTCCTCCACAGGCGAATAACTGCCAAGGTGGTCTCCGTAGCCAAGGAGTTTCTTGTCTGTTTTGGAGATATACAACTCCCCTGCTCCACCACCGTTGCCAATCGTCCAACTCTGTGAGTATCCCAATGCCGACATTGATCCCTGCGACGCTCCAAGCGGCACCTGGCTGAACATCTCACCATCGCCCAATGCCCGGATGACCATGCGGCATGATACGACAAGCTTTGCATTTGCGCCTGCCTTAGAATTGTATGAATCAATAAGGACCGCCGCATCATCGAGCAGAGTTCCGCATGTGGTCTGTTCTGTTTCGGACAATGTTCTGGTCATTCTGTTCTGAACATCATCAACTGTTGCGTAAGCCATTTGCCACCTCTCATTTCTTCGCCTTGTCCTTCGGCTTTGATGTGGTCTTCTTAGGCTTTGGGGAAGCGGCAGGCTTATGACCCGCCGCCTTGTATTCCTCTGCCCGCTCTTCCGCGACCCACATCGTGCCGCCGGTCAGCTTATTGATGAACTCAACCATTATGCGTGGGCTCTGGTGATCTTGTTGAAGCAAGCCGTATCGGCGCGGAATCCGACCTCGATCTCTGCTCTTACTGCGAACATATTGCGCTCCCAGAGATTGACCTGGCTGTTGCTGATGGTCAGCGATGCCTGGTTGCTCATGTCGATCTTGACACCTTCAACCGTTCCGTACATCGCCTGAGTCCAGTCACCTGCAAACCCGATCACATCCTCCACATTGGAGGTGCCGTCTTTATAAGCGCCCTTAGAATATGCTACAGGAGCGCCAAGGATCTGCGGCACAGCACCATCTGCCACGCTGTTGATGAACAGCGGACGCTGGTTGCCGTCTACAGCCGCAAGCAGCTCACCCTTGCCCTGCGGAGAGATTGCAAATCCGTTGAGCAGGCCGCCATTGTCGGCGATATCCGCATCTGCCGCGACCAGTGCGCCATACATGCTGTTGCCGGTTCCGCTGATACTCTGCGCTGTTACGGACGCAAATGTATCGAAGTTGCTTCCCGGCGCTGTCCCGTGGAATACAGTCGCGTCAAACTTCTGTGCCAGTGCCAGCGGCAGGCGCGCGATCAGCGCATTGTAAAGGGCCGCTGCATCACGTGCAAACTCATCAGAGAACGGTACAATAACCGCCAGCTTGTAAGCCTGCATGACCTTTGTGGTCAGTGACGGATTAGATACCGGCTTTGCATTGGTCTCATCGACCCAACTTGCCTCCGGATCGCCGGTGATCACCGGGATGGTTAATCCTCTGCCCGGCAGCGCGATCTGACGCGCCAGCGTCATGACTGCGGACTGATCCTGTGTTTTCTGTAAAATTTCTGCCGATACATCATTCGGCAGGGTGATATTAGTTCTGTTTGTTGAAATACCAGACATAGTTTCCTCCTGTTAATTAAACTGCTGCTTCATCCAGTCAGCGAACTGATCGGATGTGTTTTTGCCTTTTACATTCCGAACCTCACCGGCATCCTTTACCGCAGGATAGGCGTTTGGCTTTGCGAAGGAGAGGATCGCGTCTGCCTGTGCATTGCATTCCTCTTCCGTCTCTGCCGTCAGCAGGTTCACCGGAATACCTTTTTCATTTGCGACCTTGTCACGGATCCCGCGCACCGAAGCTTCAGACTTCATACGGTCCAGCTCCGCCTGCAAGGCATCTGCACGCTCAGTGGCTTTCTGCAGGTCGGTCTTGGACTGTTCTTCGATCTGATCGAACTTATCTGCCTTTTCCTTCAGCTCATTGTAATCTGCGTACTTTGCGCGGTCGCGCTTGAGTCGATCACTTACAATGGCATCCAGCTCTGCCTGAGTAAATGTGCGTTCTGCCTGTTCGTTTGATTCGTTTTCAGTTGCATTTGTTTCGTTCACCTGATTCACAGTTTCCATAATTTCCTCCTATGAGTGCTTTTCCCGGCTAAGCCCGCCGTTTGGGCATAATAAAAGCACCGGCTGTTACCGATGCTGTATTATCTGTATTGCTATATATGAATTTTATAGGCGTCTTTCATCTACGAATCGCACTGGAACTGCCTTATCATCGATATAATAATCTGCTAACGGTTTCCCACCGATAACCTCATTGAATACCAGGCCATACTTTCGACAAAACGCAACTGCTTCATGCAGTCTTTTGCCAGTTCTGGATGTAAATAGTATCACACTATGCCCTTGTGCCTGAACACTACGCATTTGCATGATCAGCCCTATGTTCGGCTTCCCACTTGCGCACAATGTGCCGTCGAAATCTACGCAGTATCTCACGTTTTTCTCCATGAAAAAACCACCGCCCGTGGTGAGTGGTGGTCTTTTAGGCTGTTTGCTTTTTTATATGATACTTGTTGTATCTCTCCATAGCTTCTCTTGCTTCTTTTGGGGCTTTATCAGTTGGCACGTAGCCAACATTTTTAACACGTTTATACCATTCCGTATGTCCAATAAAGATAATAGCGTCAGGGTCTATTCTCATTGATTTATCCCCCTTTCTAAAATATCTTTTGCGTATTGTTGCTCTAACCCTCTGCTTTTGGCAAATAGTTCAGAAATAACTTCACAGTATTCGTTTTCTTCTGGATACATGGATGCATAGCCAGAAATCTCATTTGCAATGTATTCATCTAATGTCATATTAGCATTCGCTGCATCACTTTGCAATATATCCAGTATCCGTTTTCGCAAATTTTTATTACTTTTGTCAACAATATGGCCAAACTCATGATCTATAACATTATTATAGTCAGTGCCTGCTGCAAATAATTTCTTTTCCACAGCATCAGTATACTGCTCTTTCAAATATGCAGTGTCATCAAACATAAACTTATTTAAAGTAATCGTCTTACCATTTGTTTCAGCAAACGCTCCTACATCAACTGCACTATTGTCCCCTCTGTATCCGAGTACATTATCATATTTTAATATGATATCCGCATCTGGTTTTAACAATCCAGACCTTTTTGCTTCTGCAATGGATTTCCCTAGCCTATCTACGACATCTTCAAGTATATCTGGATCGCCACAGTACAATTCAAAATTCCCATTACTTTTAGAACTCGAACCAAATCTTATCCCTTTAGATTCCGCTTTTTCAATAATTGACTTTAACCTATCCTCGGCAATTGGTTCTCCTATTGTTCTCTTGTCTTCAAAACCTTTAGGCATATTGTTCCTAAGTAATAGCCTATGTCTTGCCCATGTTAATCTTTTACGTGCATTAATATCAACCTTATGCTCCGCATAATGTTCTCTCCGCATTGCGTTCATCTTATTCTTCCAATTACCACCATATTGCATAAACTCATCATACAAAGCATCCGGATCATAGCCCTCGACCTCAAGATCATCGCCAAACCGAACAATATACTCACATCTGCAATTCTTGTGAAGGTGCGCCTCAAAACTCTTGCTGGATCTCGGCGACTCCCATCCTCTGGATCCAAGCATCTTGCAGAAAGCGCATCCATCTCCAGAAGGGACCAGTGCCATTTGCGCTCCGTCACGTGCAGCATTCTTTCGCATGGTACGTGTTGCTGTTTTCTTTACCAGTTTTCCGGTTTCATCCGGGACAGTATCTGGCGCCCTGTTCAATGCCGAATTGATCACATTGCGAGTTTCTTCCAGTGTCGGCGTTCTTGCCGGTTCAGCTGGTGGAACCTTTGCTCCTTGTACTTCTGCTATCGCATCATACATGTCACAGGCGGCAGCTGCGGCAGCCTCGCCATATTTGGCAGACAATGCATTTGCCAGTTGAATAATTGCCTCTGTGTCAGTAAATCCATTCTTCCGGATATACGCCTGCATTTGGTCAGCCGCTGCTTGATTCACTTGTGCCAGTCGACTGATATACCTCAGCCAGTCCTTCGTCGATATCCGCATTTCCAAATTCCTCTGTCAGAACCTGCTGACCTCTCGCTCTTTGTTCCTGCGCCTTGATGCGCCTGATATCTGCCTGATCAAAGCCAATCATTTCCAAGAATGTATCTGTAGACGCGAATTCCGGTCGTGCAGATGAAATCTTAATGGCTGCATCCGCTGTCACGGCAACCGATGGCATTGCCGGGTTCTTAAAATGGGCAACAATGTTCTTCTGTTCCTCCGGC